TTACGGCGATCTGTGGATTGATACAAGCGATTTAGAGCTCTATCCTGTGATCAATCGTTGGGAAAATATAAATGGCCAAGATCAGTGGGTAACAATAAACAATGCCAATCATACTTCTGAAAACGGCATATTGTTTGCAGATGCACGTTGGGCACCAAACGGTACCACCGATCCCATTACAGATCCAATTCCGAGTATTGTGAGTTTGTTGACCAGCGACTATTTGGATTTAGATGCTCCAAACCCTGCATTGTATCCCCAAGGTGTTTTGTTGTTTAACACACGTAGGTCTGGTTTCAATATCAAGTCTTTTGAGGCAAATGCATGGAACGCTACTGATTATCCTCCTCCAGATTCATTACCAACAGTGAAATCAACCTGGAATACGGCCAGTGGTAATCGTATAGATGGTTCACCGTTTATGGGCAGACAAGCTCAACGAGCATTGATTGTTCAAGCACTACGTGCTGGTATAGATTCTAATACTACTATACGTCAAAATCAAAATGTGTTTAATTTGATTGCATGTCCACAGTACCCAGAGCTTGCACCAAACATGGTAGCACTCAATGATGATCGTAACGATACTGCATTTGTCATTGTTGACACTCCTTTGCGCCTAAGCCCTACAGATGTTGTGACATGGTCAACCAACAACAATGGATTGGGATTGGTAACTGGCGACGGATTGTTGACTAACAGCAGTTATTCTGGAGCATTTTATCCCAGTTGCCAAACTAGTGATTTGAGCGGTAATGCCGTGGTACAGCCACCTAGCCATATGATGGTGCGTACAATTATTCGTAGCGATAGTGTAAGCTATCCTTGGTTGGCACCTGCAGGAACACGTCGCGGTGTTGTTGACAACGCATTCAGCTTAGGATATATAGATGCGGCCACTGGTAATTATACTCCTGATACTATTGATCAAGGGTTGCGCGATACACTTTATCAACATGACATTAATCCTATAACTTTTATTCCAGGTGTAGGAATAGTGAACTTTGGTAATCACACGTTGCAAGGCACTGCAACTGCATTGGATCGCATAAATGTAGCACGTTTAGTGGCCTATCTACGCAGTAGATTACAACAAATTGGAAACAATTATTTGTTTGAACCTAATGATGCAATTACTCGCGCCGAAATTACAAATTCAGTCACTAGTCTCATGATTGATCTTGTGAACAAACGTGGTATCTATGATTACTTGGTTGTGTGCGATTTAACAAACAACACACCTGCTACCATTGATGCCAATGAACTGTATGTTGATATTGCCATTGAGCCAGTCAAAGCCATTGAATTTATCTACATACCTTTGCGTATACAGAACACAGGAACCATTGCTGCACAAACAACAGCCTAAGAAAGTCGGGTAAAGTTTACCCGATCTTTTTACTATAAATAACAGTATCAGGAGATAGAACACAAATGGCTACATCATCACTAACAAAAATGACAGTGCCTCTGGCCAATGATCAGAGCAGTCCAACACAGGGCTTGATAATGCCCAAGCTGAAATACAGATTCAGAGTCTCATTTCAAAATCTTGGAATAAGTTCACCAACAACTAATCTTACCAAGCAAGTTGTAGATTTTGCCAGACCAAATGTTACATTTGAAAATATAGATCTCCCAGTGTATAATAGTACAATTAAATTAGCTGGCAAATATAGTTGGGCTGATGTCACATGTAATATTCGCGACAGCGCTGACGGACAGGTTAGTAAATTAGTAGGAGAGCAACTGCAGAAGCAATTGGATTTCGCAGAAATGAGCTCAGCGTCATCTGGTATTGATTATAAATTCTTGACTTATTTTGAAGTACTAGACGGCGGCAATGGTGCTAATGCGCCAGTGGCATTGGAATCATGGAGTTTATTAGGTTGCTATCTCCAAGGTGTAAATTATAATGATTTTAATTACGGTACCAATGAAGCTGCCACAATCAGTTTGACCATTAGATTTGACAACGCAATACAAGGAACCCAAGGTGGTGGTGGAGTTGGTCTTGCAGTTGGAAGAACCCTAGGTGACATTGCAACTAGCATAGGCGGATAATCAATGGCAGGTTTTGCACAAGACCTGCTAAAAGGTTTTTTCCAAAGTGCCACTGGCAATTACGGAGAATTAAAAGACTATAGACACGCCTCTAAAGTCTTTAGAACCAATGACTACGCATTAGCGCCGCGTGTCAAGTACTTATTTCATGTATATTTCAACGTCAACACCGCCGGTATACCTGCCCTGAGAAATTTGTTTGGCGATGGCAATATCAACAGTGTTAGTGTGCTAGTCAAAACTGCACAGTTACCTAACTATTCATTTGATGTTGAAGTAATGAATCAGTACAATCGTAAACGTCTTGTACAAACCAAAATCAACTATGAACCAGTTACATTGACTTTTCATGATGATACCAGTGACTTGATACGTACCATGTGGTACAACTACTACAGTTATTATTATGCTGATTCTAGTCAAGGTTATAATAACATCCCCAATCAGCCAGGAACTTCTGGTCAATCTGCCACAATAGGCAACGGGTTTGGATACAATACCAACGATATATATGATAACTCTCGAACAGTGGCTGATTGGGGATATATTGGTGAAACTTACAATAACTCAAATCAAACTACTACCACCACTACTGGTAGCAAACCTGCATTTTTTAATGATATCACCATATACGGGTTGGCCAATAAGCAATTTGCTCAGTACACTTTAATTAATCCAATCATAACTGGTTGGCAACACGATACCTATGACTACAGCCAGGGCAACGGTACTGTTCAACATACCATGACCATACGCTACGAAACTGTCAAATATTATGCTGGAGCCATTGGCGGCCAGGCTCCTAGCACAGTGGTCACTGGGTTTGCTAGCCCAGAAAATTATGACAATGAACCTAGTGATATCACACGTCCTGGAACAACCAATTCAGTGTTTGCACAAGGGGGTATTATTGCCACCACTGGTGATATACAAGATTTGCAGTCCATGCAATCTGGGTTTAATGGGTTACAAAATGTCACTGGTGCAGTGCAAACTGCTGGCGTAAACATAAACACGTATCAGCCCAGTCCCAGTCAAGTATCAACCACTGCATATGACAATTCGCAGAGCACTCTTCAAGGGAGCTTGCCTGGACAAATTCAACAAATTCAAAACACCGGAGGCGGTGCATTTTTTCCAGTACCTCCGCTGCCAGTGACAGATCAGTTTGGCGGAACAACAAATTTAACCATTGATCCCACCAATCCAGGTGGTCCAGGCGGAGCAGGAGGAGCGGGATAACCATGGGCTCAGTCAACGCAATTAACCCTAACACAGACTTGTCAGTTCGAGTATTTGACAGTTTCTATCATTTTTCACAACACGTACCAGCAGACGAATATGACGTAGTCAACAGTTATTTTCGTAGTGTGTTTGGCAGTACCGATGCTGCTGGCAATTTTACTGTGACACTATTTAGAATTGCTGCACAGTCAAAAATACCTGTGCTGACACTGTTGCAACAGATACAGGGCCAAAGTCAGCCTCAATTGACTTTGACACTAACTTACTATCTAAATGGGTTAAGAAGCCCTGCTACATTGTTGGGTGTAAATGTACCCAGTATACCCAACTATTACGTGGCTAGAAATATTCAAGCTTGACTTTATGGCTAACTATCGTCAAGGTACTTACCAAATTCAAAATCCTGCCAAGTATGTGGGCAAAAATACTCCTAGATTCAGATCAGGGTGGGAGATGAGCTTCATGCATTTCCTTGATACCAATGATAATATATTACAGTGGGCCAGTGAAAGTATATCTATACCCTATCGCAATCCCATCACCGGCAAACAAAGTATTTACATTCCAGATTTCTTGATCACTTATCGCACCAAAGACAATTTGTTAAAAGCCGAAGTAATAGAAATCAAACCCAAAAAACAAAGTGTTCTAGAAAGCAAGGCAAGTGCTAAAGATCGAGCAGTGGTGGCTCTTAATTATGCCAAATGGGATCAAGCCACTAAATGGTGCAGACGCAACGGACTTGTTTTCCGTGTAATTACCGAAGATGACATGTTCCATCAAGGCGCCAAGAAAAGATAACTGCCTAGGCCCACGGTAAATATGGGTATGAGAAAACTTGAAGAACTTTTTGACTTACCTCCCTCAGGACAAACACCTGAAGAAACTGCTACCGTTGAACAAACTCAATCAGCTATAACAGACATAGACAACACCATAGATAAAATTGATGCTGCATTGCCTGCGGTACGCAATCTTGATGCGTCAGACGAAGAAATGGATGCATTGGCTACCAAGGCCACAGACACATTTGATAACTTAATGGATCTAGGATTCAATGTAGATTCAAGATATTCTGCAGAAATATTTGCAGTGGCCAGTCAAATGTTGGGGCATGCACTCACTGCTAAAACTGCCAAACTAAACAAAAAATTAAAGATGATTGATCTACAACTTAAAAAAGCCAAGATGGATCAAGGCCGGGAAGAAGAGTCGCCTGTGGAAACTGCACACGGACAAATACTCAGTCGCAACGACTTGCTGGAACGGCTAATTGGCAATAGAGACCAAAAGATCAAAGACGCATAAATATCATATAGGGAAATATTATGAAACAGTTCAAAGAATATCTAGCGGAAAGTCAAAGAACCTATCACTATCGCATCAAAATGCTAGGTGAAACGCCACCAGACTTCTTGAAAAATCTAGAAGAAAAAATGCAACAGTTTGATATTGTTAGAATTTCTGCACCAAAAACAACACCGGTACAACTCAAACCTGCAGATTTTCCTGCGTTTGCAAATGATCGAGTGACCTCAGTTGATGTAGAACTCAGATATCCTGCTATTGAACCTCAGATCAAACAGCTTGCACAAATTTTAGGATTTGATCCCAATCGTGTGATCATGTTGACTGCGGCACATGAAGACAGCATGGATCTGGAACGTGAAAAAATTGAAGCCGAAAACAAAGATCTTTTGACTGACACAGATTACCCTGCTCCAGATAAACAACAAAAAGCCTTGTATAAAGACTATGCCACTGAATATAATAATCATGCAGTATTGAAAAATGCTTATCGCAGTGATTTTACTGTAGCCGGCGGCAAAACACCCAAAGCAACCACAACCAATGATTTGCCACAGGGTGTAAAAAGCCCAATGAGCACAATGAAGCGACCCGCCAAACCAGCTACCGGCGCACAACCAAGAGGATAATGACATGGACAATTTTTTCTACGACCTAAACAAAAAACTTGACGGCATTCGTGCCAAACCCGAAGCTGGGCAACTCAATGAGGATTACAGTCCTATCAATGAAAAAGGTGAAAAGTGGATACAGAAAGCTGTAAACCCTGCTCACAAAGGTGATCTACACAAGGCATTGCATGTGCCACAAGGCAAAAAGATTCCTGCTGGTAAACTGGCCAAAGCAACTCATAGTTCAAATCCTACTCTAAAAAAACAAGCAGTGCTAGCTAAAACGTTGCGTGGGTTGAAGGAACAAGACATGGAAGAATCAGCGTTCCAAGCAGCCATTGGCAAAAAGAAATATGGCGATGAGGGAATGAAGGCTTTGCAAAAGGCCGGCCGTGAGCATGCTAGCAACAAAACCATGAGCAACATCCGCAACAAGTATGACAAGTATGATGAAAGCATGATGGCCGACGAAGGCAATGCATTTGGTGCAGCAGTCCGCAAAGCCAAGTCAGACGGCATTCAACCTGGTGAAAAAGTCAGTGTAGGTGGAAAACAATATCCTGTTAAAGAAGCCGATCCAATGGGGCTTGAAGAAAAACTAAGTGCACCTCAACTAAAGAAATTTGCCAAACTAGCACCTCCCCGAAACAAAGTTACATTTGCAGACAAAATTGCTGGTGCTAAAAAAGAAGTTGATGAAATGTTAGGCGATGTAGCAGCAGATGCCATGAGGTCAGCAGTTGGTCACATCAAGAAAAAACATTCAGGTGAAATGGATGAAAGCTGGGATGACATGATGAAAGATGTCAAACACCGTGCTCATAGCACCTCAGGTATGAAAACTGGCGAACGCAAACGCAGTTCAACTGGTGGTGAAATTGAAAAAACTGCCGCAGGATTGCGCCATCATGCCAAGTCGCATGATCACGATGATGATGATAAAAAATCTGATGATGCACCAAGAGGACGCGGACGTCCCAAAGGACCAGAGAAAAAAGCAGAACGTGTGACTGGTAAGGCATGGAAACACAAAGGTGGTCGTAAAGTCAAAGAAGGTGAAGACGATATTGTGGATCGCGGTGAATATGACCGCGAAGGCGACATGGTCAAAGATAACATTCATACTATTCGTAGAGAAGTAGATGAATTAGAAAAAATCATCGGCGACAATGAAAACTTGCCAGAGTGGGTAGAAGAAAAACTTTCGCAGGCCAAAGGCATGATCATGGCTGCCAGCGAATACATGCAAACACAACACGAGCGTGATGTGGAAGATGAAACTGGTGAAGAAGGTATCACCATGGGTGAACGAGCAGTAAGCAAAAAACAACGCAAGTTCATGGGCATGGCACATGCTATACAAAAAGGCGAAAAAGTAAAAGGCGCAAGCCCAGAACTTAAAAAAGTTGCCAAAACCATGAAGCCCAAAGACACTGAAGACTTTGCAAAGACTAAAGAAAAAGGCCTACCAGAGAAAAAAGCCAAAAAAGAAGAAGTTGAAGAAACAACAACTTCTGGATCAGTAGCAACTGCTGCACCTAACGGCAAGGCCAAATCAGGCAGCATGAGTTTTGGCAAGGGAGTGTATGAAGGTATCAACAGTCAAGTTGAACGCATGATTACTGAAGGTATGAATGTCAGTGTAAACATGACACAGGGTGATGATGGACAACCACACAAGAGTATTACAGTCAGTGCTGAAGGCGAAGAAGCTGAAAATCTAGCACAATTGTTACGATTGGCTGGCATGCATAAACAACCAGAAGAAGCTTGCCCAACATGCGGCTCGGCCCCATGTGGTTGCGATGAAAACGTGGCAGAAAATGCTCCTGATTGGCCAACCAATACAGAATCAAGTCCCAACGCTACTCAGTATTCGGGCGGATTAAATGGTCCCAAATCAACTGGTCAAACAACCACACCTGTGATAGCTGGACAACGTCAACGCATGAGCACCATGGAAGAAAATGTTCAAATTGAACGTAGTTTGTTTAAATTATTCAACACATACAAAGCATCATGAAATCCTTACGCAAATACATCTCTGAAAGTGAACAATGGATAGACACTCCGTCTGCTGGTGATGACTTTGCGTTTGAACTGGCTGACGGTACCCTGGTTGAAACTTATATTCTTGAATCAACTGAAGATGGTATACTGTTGGCTGCCAATGACTCTATTATTACTGTGTTGGCTGAATGGCAACAACTTGTAGATCCTTTAGAAGACTTAACTGAAGATGTTGCGCTAGAAACCATGGGCTATGGTGGCAGCATGGGCGAAGACGAAATGGATGAGGCAGAATATCACGGACGCAAAGTACCATTGGGTAAACCCATGAAGGGCGATGTAAAGAAATCTAAAGTGTATGTGAAAGATCCCAAAACAGGCAACATCAAAAAAGTCAATTTTGGCGATCCAAACATGCGAATCAAAAAGTCTATTCCAGGACGTAGAAAAAGTTTTAGAGCAAGACATCATTGTGAGAATCCAGGTCCTAGAACCAAAGCTCGTTATTGGTCATGCCGTGCGTGGTAAACAAAGGAAAATAAAATGGCAAACGTATACACTTCGGTGTCAAATGCAGTATGGTACACAGACAAATGTGAAATTGTTACCACTGGTAATGTAAACTACAATGTTTACGTGTTGAATGTGGCTGAACCAATAACATTTGGCGGTTATACTGTGAATGGTAGTGCCACTCTCAACACCACACTGTTTACTACTGCCAATGTTGTTGGATCAGCAGTCACAGGTGTTGGTATTGCAGCCAACACCACTGTGTCGTCAGTTACATTGGCTGCCAATTCAGCCATCACTGCACTCACGCTAAGTGCCAATGCCACTGCCAACATAGGTAATGCCAGCAGTTACAATCAATTTGTCCTGTCTTTGCCAGCACCGGGCAATCTATACAGTTCTGCACCGCAAGTGGCTGCCAACAGTCGTCAACAGATCTATGTGGGTGCAGGAAACAAATTAACTATCATTGGCTCTGGATTTACTGCAAGGGAATTAGGTACAGCAAGTTCGGCTACTGCAGGACATTGATCATGCGAGCAAGTGAATTCATATCAGAAGGTTTCAGCGAAAAACCTAAGTCCAAAATGCATCCTGATCATGCCGCTGTATTGCCAGGCACGCATCTATCAAGGGATCCAGGGGGATATGATCGTATCTATCATATGAATCGACTCATGATGGCAGTTGCTTGTTCCGACGGAAAAAGCAAGAAGGCTCCTGAAGGAGTTGATGCAAGTTCGTGGTATCAAAAATACAACACCATACATCCTTACACTGAACAAGAACACAACATGATTCATCAGGCCATGAAAGTTGTTCCCACAGACGGCGGCGAAATTGTTGATAGCCATAAAAGCCTAGAGCCAGATCACATACACAAAGTTAGCCCTGTAAAAGGATTCAAGGGCTATGCAAGATGAGAGCGCATGAATTTATTGTTGAAGGCACACGGAGTAAAATTGATCACTCAGTGACTCATGCCAGTCCTTCAATGATCACTTCAGGCAACAAAGAAACATTCTACGATGGACGTATGTATGATGCCTATCGTATTGGCATGCTGACTGGCATGCATCCTGACGACCTTGATGCTACAGATGTACATAGTTGGGTCAGCAACATGGCCTTGTATAATCCTTATACCCAAGCCGAACATGACAAGATTGCACGAGTATTGAAAAAAATGGGTCATACCATGAAACAACATGCACCAGGTGGCAGTCGCGAGCCTGATGATACTCACAAAATCAGTCCTGTATCTGGCTTCAAAGGATACAAACGATGAGAGCCCGTGAATTTGTTCGAGAATCTCTTGAAAAGTTCACACAGGACGAACTTAGAGCCATGCCAGGCATGGAAAAATTCAACAGCCTCAGCAATTCAAATCCCTACATGATGTGGAGATTCATGGTTGCTGCCGCAGGCGAACCAGAGTTTAAGATGGACAAAGAAAGTCCAACAAATCAAAAGTTTGTCACAGTAGCATATACCAAAGCTGACAAAGAAATAATTGATGCTACTGCAAAAACTCTTGGAGTAACTGGAACTCCAGTTGGTACTGCTAAGTCAGAAGAAGACACAGACACTGACACTATCAGTCCAATTCGTGCATTCAAAGGATACCCAAGATGAGAGCGCATGAATTTATTTCTGAAAGCAAAATAACACGGTTACCTAAATACACTCGCGATCCTTTGGAACATGCTTATTTTTTGCCAGGAATTAGAAATAACGATAGTTATCGCACATATAGATTGGGTACAGCCATTGCCAGAGCCCGGGCTGAAAAAGATCCAGGATCAAAAGATTTTCCAGAATGGCACGCAGAAAGTGCATTTGGTGAAAATTCTGTTGTAATGGGAGCAGTGACTGATGTTAAAGACGTTGTGACCCGAGCTCTTGAAATGACTGGATACAGCGGCGGAATGGCATCAGTGGGTAGTAGACACAGTCACGAACCTGCATCAGTGAATCAAATCAGTCCAGTGACAGCGTTTAAAGGATACCCAAGATAATGTGTGTTGTGATTGCCAAATACTTTGAAGGTACAGGTTGGATAGCTGTGAAAAACCGCGACCGTAATTATACACCTGAAATTAGTTTTAATCGTGTCGAAGATGCTGATGGCATAGAAAGATTGTTGTTTGAAGATGATGTTACCAAATACATGGAAGGCATCAATTCAAATGGTGTAGGCATACTCAGTGCCAGCCTTATGGTACAAAATGACGAAAAAGAAATAACTAAGTCTGTGAAAGAAAAATCACCAGACGGTGTTAGAATTAAACGTGCACTGGAAAAACACAATGCATTTGATGCAGCCAGAGCTGCTGCAGAATACGAATTGAGTGGTAACAGTATCATTGTTGACAGAGACAATTGTTTTTTATTGGAGAGTAGTCAGCGCAACGATCGTTATACCTATAGACTCAAAAGAATACAAAAGAATGAAACAGTGGCAAGAACCAATCACGGGATATTGTTGCCCTGGGCTGGTTATCAACGCGGCATCGACGAAAATCAAGAACTCAGTCGTATCAGCTCAGAAGCAAGACTAGTACAGGCTCAAGCAGTGGTTGATCAAGCCCAAGACCCAGAACAAATGATTGATGGGCTCTGTCAAATTTATGTAGATAATCCGCAACTCAATGTGATGCGTACCAGTACTGATCGCAAAAAAATGCGCACCACTGCACAACTCATGGTCATACCACAAGAGCGTACACTTTATTGCCGACCTGTCAGCAGTCATATGACATTTGATTTTTGGAAATTAAACAAACCTGGAGTAGATACCTGGGTAGAAATATTGAGTAATCGCGCACTATATCAAAATGTCACACGTGGCGAACCACCTTTTGGCAATTTAAACAACGTGCATACGGTAGAATAAATATCTGTTCACAAAGGAAATAGAAATGAAAAAAATCTTATTTGCAGCTTTGATTGCTGTTATGTCAATGTCAAGCATTGCTTGGACACAACGTGCGCCCCAAGATCCGCAGTCATGCCGGGTGCACGCTCCTTATGGATTCCCACAAACTTCAGGAGTACAACCTATTTGCCGTCAAGCATATCTAGTTGGATATGATGCCGCCGCCAAATTACCCAAGTATGTGATGTATGAACTACTACCACAAAATGCATTAGGATGTGTGGCCAGGACCAATGCTTTTGCTGCTGATCAATCAGTAACCAATGGCGCTACGCCACAAGACTATGCAGCCACTGGCTACGACAAAGGACACATGGCTCCGGACGGAGACTTGAGCTGGGATCCACAAGTCGAGTACGAATCATTCCTAATGACCAACATGAGCCCACAAGCAGGGTCTCTCAATCGCGGTATTTGGAAATTGTTAGAAACAAGTGTACGTGGGTGGGCAGTACAAGGCAACAACAGCTACACAGTAATTGCAGGTGGTGTTTACAACGCACAAGATAAAACCATTGGCAAAGGTGTTGTAGTACCACATGGTTTCTACAAGATTGTGATCAACAATCAAACTGGACAGATTGCAGGGTGGGCATTTCCACATGTTGCACCATATCCTAACTTAGGCAACGACCTGACCAAGTTCCGTTTGCCCATACAACAAATTGAACAGGCAGCAGGAGTACAATTTGCATTTCCTCCTGGAGCACAAGAAGTGCCTCCTGGAAAAGAATGGCCAGTGGATTTTGGCAAACTGACCCAGGCCAAACGTGCCAAATGCGGCGCCAGCGCTTCAGACGACTAATGGGTAATTTTTATTGTGCAGCCCCTTGGCGGGGCTTGCACATCAACGTCAGAGGCGATGTCAAAACTTGTTGCGCTGGCAATCCTAATATGTTGGGCAATCTTGATTCTCAAGGTATTGAAGAAATTCTCAATGGCACTAAGTTAAAAGAAATAAGGACTGCCATTCGACAAGGACTTAGCCATGAATATTGTAGCAATTGTACTGATAGAGAAAAACATGGAGGCGATAGTGAACGGTCATGGCATAATTCAGTCAATTCAGATTTTGATTACATCACCGCCAGTTTGGAATATGAATTCCCAACCATAATTGATGTGAGATGGAACAATACTTGTAATTTGAGTTGTAACTATTGTGGACCAAAAGATAGTTCTAAGTGGGCAAGTTTACAAAAAATGCCAATAGTGTCAGATACTAGGCATTACTATGCAGATGTTTGTGACTTTATTGAAAAACACTATGACAATGTTAAAGAAGTGGCATTGGTTGGTGGTGAACCATTGTTGTTGCCAGAAAATAACAGATTATTGGAAGTAATTCCCAAAGATTGTATTGTTACGCTGATAACCAATTTAAGCAATCCATTAGAAAATAATAAAATATTCAAAAAACTCAGTGAACGGCAACGTGTAGGATGGTCAATAAGTTTTGATAACATCTATGACAGATTTGAATATGTCAGGCATGGTGCCAACTGGCAGTTGATGTTGCACAATCTTGATCTTGTGCAAGGCTTGATGAAAAGTAACGGACACTGGGGCGGTATTCATGCAGTGTACAATTTGTACAATGCCACTAGATTATGCGAGTTTAAAACTTTTGCCAACCAGCGTGGGTTAAGTATAAGATGGCAAAATTTAAGCCACCCTGATTTACTTGATCCTAGAAATTATGGTAAAGAAGTAGCGGATTTGGCCTCACAAGAAATTCAAAACTTATACGCTAATTTTCAGGTAGACAGTCAAGAAAAAGATTTATTTGACTCTGCCCTATCTACATATAATTCAAAAACTGCGACAGATTTTGTCAAATTAAATAAATTAAAAACCTGGATTGAAGAAATAGAACACATGTACCATCCAGACAAAATTGGAGAATTTGCCAGACTCTGGCCAGAATTTGGAGATCTATTATGGCAGCAGAAGCAGTCCTAGTCAAAGCCCCTCATAAACGTCAAAGTTTTACAGAAGACCAGTTAGAAGAATTTATAAAATGCGCAGACCCTGATTCAGGGCCTATGTATTTTCTTGACAATTATTTTTTCATACAACATCCAACACGTGGGAAAATGTTGTATCATCCTTTTGAATATCAAAAACGTCTGATTGAAACATATCACAATCATAGATTTTCAATATCAATGATGCCTCGACAAACAGGCAAGTCAACTTCGGCAGCAGGTTACTTGTTATGGTATGCAATGTTTGTGCCAGACTCTACAATTCTTATTGCCGCACACAAGTACACAGGATCACAGGAGATTATGCAACGCATAAGATATGCATATGAGTTATGTCCAGATCATATTCGAGCAGGGTGTACTAGCTATAATAAAGGCAATTTAGATTTTGAAAACGGGTCGCGTATAGTAAGCGCAACAACTACAGAAAATACCGGCCGGGGTATGAGTATATCATTGTTGTATGCAGATGAGTTTGCATTTGTGCGTCCGGGTATAGCCAAAGAATTTTGGACTTCTATATCTCCTACCTTGGCCACAGGTGGTAAAGCAATTATTACAAGCACTCCCAATTCTGATGAAGATCAATTTGCATTGTTATGGAAAGGTGCCAACCGTTGCGAAGACAGCTACGGAAATCCTACCCAAGTTGGTGTAAATGGATTTAAAGCCTATCGCAGTTACTGGCACGAACACCCAGACCGTGACCAAAAGTGGGCTGAAGAACAACGAGCACAGCTAGGTGAAGATCGTTTTCGCCGCGAAATGGACTGCGAATTTATTATCAATGATGAGACCTTGATAGCTCCTACCAAGCTGATTGAATTGTACGGCATTGAACCTGCATATCGTACAGGGCAGGTGCGTTGGTACCAAAAACCCAGACCAGATCGGATCTATGTAGTTGCTCTAGATCCTAGTCTGGGCACAGGTGGTGATCCAGCTGCTATTCAGATTTTTGAAGCAAATACCACAGAGCAGATCGGTGAATGGCGGCATAATAGAACACCCATACCAGAACAAATTAGAATACTCACTGATATATGTAAGCACA